CAGTCCCGTCTTTGACCATGACCATCCACAAACCATTCCGGTATATGTAAGTACAATGGTCAGCCGTATTTCGGTAGCTGTTACCCTCCTTGGGATTGGATGGATGGGATGCAAATTCACCAAGGAAGGTGATGCTTTCGCCTTTCAGCTCACGCCCGTCCAGAAGCATCTCCCAGTCTTCATGCACGGTCCAGTCGGCTGACTTCCCGGCAAGGATATAACCGCCATCCTTTTTGCGACGATAACTGCCGTTCCTGAACCTTGCGATCCTGATGGGAGGATTGGATGTTTTCACCTTGGAGATAAAAACACAGCCCGCCAAAGTGACCATGGTATTGACCTCGTATGGGGTCTTAGAGGATTCCCAATGACCGCCACCTATTACAGACAGGCCCGGATCACCCTTGTCACCTTTGGCGGCTGATACAAGCCAGTCCGGATTGTTTTCGGATGGCTCGGAAATAGTGCCCTTGTCATTGACGCACAACCATGTGGAACCGTTATGGGGCACACGGGAATAATATGCGTACTTCCTGCCCGGCTCCCAGCTAGGGAAGTCGATAGGAACGCGGACTGTGCTACCGGTAATTTCATCAATTTGAAAAATCAATCCCGTCATGATGATATCCTGCAATACCGCCGAGAACCTGTCGCAGTTGATCCCGTTGATGGTCATACCCTTCTTCTTGCCGAACCAGCTCTTCATCTGTGCCGGCTCCGGGTCCCAGGTGTTGGCATTGTCAACAAGGGTGATACAGCAGTTACCGTCACGCACGTCTATGATGATATAAGTCTGACGCTCCTTGTCGGTGAAGTTCCCCGTCTGTCCGAGACGCATCTCGTTATGGGGAACGAACTCATATCCGGGACGCGGAACCATCACGAATGTCTTCTCGTCGTAATCTGCGGAAGTGATACGGTACTGTATTTTCCGGAAACCAATAAAGTCACCGGTAGTGACGCTTTTGTCATGCCAGAAGCCTAGGAGGATATCGTCCGGCTTCTGTCCCAGCGGTACACCATCCTCCAGATCAGGGGTGACAGTATAGCTGCCGTCACTATTGGCGACAAAGCTTTTTATCTTCAGCCCTCCGCCGGGACTTATAGTATTATATCCTTCAAAATAGGTCTGACGGTTGAAACGAAGTTCTGGTACACTCAGAGAGCTGCGCAGGACCAGAGCCTCCAGCTCGGCACGGGCGTCCTCACCGATGTAACCTCCAGAAACGCCGGTAACGAAATCACCGAACTTGGCGTATTTCTTGATGACGGTTCCGCCCAACAGGGATAATAGGAAACCGGTGCGTTCCTCCGTATCCTTGCGCATGAACATGATCAGCGAGCGCAATGCGGAATACACGTTATGGTCTGTCGCAGGGGTGGAGTCGTGGCTTCCGATCACATACACACCGCTGCCACCATCGCCCGTATAGGTCTGTCCCTTTAGGGTAAGGCTCTCAACCTTTTCCTCCAGCTCCCCGATACGGGAATAGGCGGCGGTTTCCCCGACAGTATAAACAGGTGAGTCAAAGGAATAGTCAAGATTGAATTCAAATCCGATAACCCTTGACTGTCTTCCGTTCTCGAAATAAGCCTTGTTGATAAGGTTGACCTTTTGACCGATGCCATAGAAATTATGAACGCCATCCTCACGGTATGCGTCATTTGACATCATCGTGCAGCCATAGGTACTCGGGTCTATCTTGGATTTGGCAGCGTACTTTTCAGTCTTTTCCTTCAACTCCTGCTCGGCGGCACCCACAAGCCCCAGTTCGGTTATTTTCGTGCTGTCCCAGCCGGAAAGCACATATTCATCTCCATCCTGGGGAAAGAGCACATCACCGGGAAGCGGTCTGCCATAGTCCTCATTCCTGACTATCTCCCAAAGCTGTGCCTCAGGGTTCCATCCGCCATCCTCCAATTTCTCCGGCTTTCCCTCAGGATTGAACTTCACGGCGAACTCCAAACCGTTGAGAAGCCCGGATGCGAAACGTATCCTCAGCTCCTGACCGGGGAGGATATATTTCTCGGAAAAGTTAACACCCGTGTCCCTAAAGCGGTAGGCATTCCATTTTTCCTCGGTGGTTGTGCCGTCCTCATTCTCCACCTTGTCCGTCACTTCGATAGTGGTGACATCCGACATGATGCCTGTTCTTCGGGGATAGACTTCATCGAAGATAACCACCTGCTCGACGGCTTCCTCGGTAGTCATATCAGGATAAGCGTCAATGTAAGGAGTGCCTTCGGGAAGCATCAGCCTGCGCTGCACCACGCCGTTCACAACCACGGTCTCATCAACCGGACGGTAGTCAGATGGGATATTCTTTGTTGAGCCGAAAGCGTAGATACGGGTGGCATAGGTGGACCGGGATTCTGACTGTGACATTTCCTGCACGTTTTTCCCGATCTCGAAAATCACCGCATCGCCAGACTCACAACGTCCGAAATGGATGATGTTTTCAGTCACCCAACATTCGCAATCCCATTTCTTCGCCATCTCAAAACAAGCGTCAAGGATGTTGATGTTATCGTAACTCATCAACTGGGACTTGTTTTCGACTGTGGAATCAATGGAGAAAACAAAATCCTGTCCTTTGTATGTGTAACCAAGAGCTTTCAAATTTCTAAGGACTATACCGGCTTGTACGTCAAGCGGGGCGGTCAGGTTCCAGGACGCCTCCTGTCCGGTCGTCTCCGGGGTATATTTGAAGATTTTGTTTTTCCATTTCCAGTAGTAGGCGTCAAGTCTTAATTCGTAATCGTAGCCGGCGGTATTGGTGTTGAATGCGGGCTTCTGCAAGTCGCACACCTCGAACAATCCGAAGTTACATTCCACGTATGAGCCAAGTTTGAAATATATGGGATTCTCTAAGGAGAACTTTAACATGATGTAGTCCTCCTTCATCAGAGTGAACTTACGCTTGCAGCCTTCATTGATCAAAGTTGTAAGCTGGATAGCACCGGATATGTCTTTGATGTCGATTTGTTCCATAATTAAGTTTTGTGTGCCTTTACACAATGCTGAACAAAAGTATATATTTTATTTGAAAATCAAATAGAATATCAAGGGGAATTTCTGTTATTGGGATTAGGCTCATTCAGCTTCAGCACGAATTTTCCTATGCCTTGCATGAATTGGCTGAACTGGTTACAGGAAATATAAATAGTCCTGTAAACTATATTGGGCTGATACTTTGTCTTTATTTCAAGTATTCCTTTATCCAACTCATTACAAAAGCTGTCATACCTTGCAAAGAATGTATCTTTATCAGGGGCTGTCAGGTTTATCTGTAATGTAAGATCGCGCTCGTCCTTTTTGGGATCAGCTGTTATCACACGCTTTCCATGCTCCATTCGGCTCTTGTTCTCAATGAACTCCTTATTGGGTGCTGGGGTCATGAGGGCGGACAGTGCAGTGTCATCCATGCTTATTCCCCATGTGGTATAAGCGTCCTTTCCATTAATAAACAGTTCTTCTTGTGGCATATTTATATACTTTTTGTATTTTTCGCTATTTCGTCAAGCTTGTCTCCAAACTTATAAATTAGTTTGGTGTATTTGTTAATACTTTCAAGGTGACCGTTGGATGAAATCATCAGATTTCTTATCTCAGTCAACATTGTATTGTTGTCTTTGGCAAATGAGGATATGGCTTGTGCCACCGCCAGCGTATTCAGCATGGCATTTTTTATTTCTTCTCCTGCAATCTGCAATGCTGTAAACCTACCGTTCAACTCTTCGCCAGTATCTTGACTCATTGCCTGAAAACCTTTGGATGAAGCTGACTGGGATGTTGATTCTTGCGAAATCTTGTCATATCCGGTTGCTGCGGCAAGCTCGTCACGGAGCTTCATGGCTTCGTCCACATAACCCATGTATTCATCCATCAGCTCCTTACGCTCATTATTGTCAAGCGTACCATCATCCTTCATGGCTTCACCGAATTTATCATACCATGTCCTCAGTTTGTCACTAAACTGTTCACCGATGGCATTTGACAGCATCGCCTGCATGAAATATTTGGATATGTCATCAGCAAAATCCTCCGCACTCTTCTCCATATCCATCAGACTGCTTATAAAACTGTCATACATGGAATCGAATGACATTCCGATCAGGCCCTCATAAAGACTGTCGGTCAGTTCTTCCAGTTTTCCTGCCTGCTCTATATAATCATCCAGCTTGTCGGTAACACGCTCACCGTAACCTCCCTTACCGGAAGATTCCATGATATCCCATAACCATACGTCCGACCGTAGAGCCTTCATCTGTTCGGGGGTCAGATTCCACAAGGAATCGGTGCCGGAGAAATCCTGCATGCCGGTAGCTTTTCTTGCGTGTTCCAGCATTTCATCCGTCCATTTCAGATAATGCTGCCAGCTGCCGTGGCTCTTATGATATCCGGCTTGCTCCTTTGCTATTTGCAGATAGTTTTTATTGACTTCCTCCTGATACTTTACAGCTTCCCTGTAAGATTCAACCGATTTCATTCCCTTGCTTGCCTTCATCTCGTCAGTCAGATCCTCGATGGCCGTTTGCAAAGTTCCATTCCTGTCCGTCAGCCTGTCTATCGTTTCCTGTACTTCCTTGGCGTTTCCACCTATTCCAAACAAGGAGTTGAAGCCTCCGAATGAGATTGCGTTCAGGATGTTTCCTATGCCGTTCCTCAATGACTTGCCGATTGTGACAAACAAATCCCCTGACAAGACATCACCGATAATTCCACTGACAGCGTTCAGAACAGCATCAAGCAGACCACCGACAAGATCACTTAATCCGTCTTTGAGTACGTCAATGATGGACAGAATCCATCCGACAATGGGGACCTCCTTAAGAGATTCTGACGTTTTTCCTATGACATCCTTGAATCCGTTCACGGTTTTGATAATTCCGCTATATGCGTTATACAATCCACCGGATGAAATCTGCTGCAAGCCTCCCAACAAATTTTCCATGCTTGCTTTCAGTATGGTGGCAGTATCAGTCACATTACGCTGGGCCTGATTGGCGATATCAGTCTGTGTCTTCACATTGGCGGATGCAATGTCAGCATTCTGCCGTGCTGTTTCAAGAGCGTTTGCTGCGGCTTGTTTCTCACTTTCCGTTCCGCCCTTCTGCGCTTTGGTGTAATCATCCTGTGATTTCTTTAGTCTTTCCAAAGCAGCTGTTTCAATCCCTATGGCACTGATACGATTCTGTTCTGCTATTTGATAGGCTTTTACATCCTCTCCAAGTTTCTTGAAGTTGACTCCACTTGTACCACCCAAAGACTTTTCCATCTGGCTGATGGCGTCAATCAATGATTTCTGGCTTGCCTGATCGGAGTTCTTGAACTTGTCAGTCCGTACATATTTTTTCGCTTCGTCCAAGGCGGGCTTTATCATGTCGGAAAACATGGAACCAAACTCACCGAACACAGTAACCCAATCTATATTGGCTTTTATGGCTTCTGTTTCCTTGTTCTGTATGGCAACATCACGTTGTTTCTCCAGTAACTTTACTTGTGCACTATTAACACCGTTTTCTTCCTGTGCTTTCCTTATTTTTTCCGCATACTCTTGGGCGATAGCCAATTTCTGCTGCTGGAACGTGCCATATTCTTTCAAGTAGTCGTTCAAAGCCTGTTGTTCGGCTTTCAGCTGTCCTTCAGTTACATCGGAAATATCTTTATCTCTCATACTTTCGGCATTGGTATAAGCTTCTGAAATTTTCTGTGCCTGCTTGTCGGTCAGCTTACCGTTACCGGCTTTGCTCCATTCTTCCTCCTGTTTTCTTATCGCATCAATCTGTTTCTGATAATCAAGGTCAATCTGTTTCAACTTCTTTTCCGTGCCTTCTCTCATCAGGTTGATTTCATCCTGTTGGTTCTGACGGTGAAGTGAAAGAAGTTGCCCGTCCAGCTTTTCCTGATTTTCTTTTTGCTTTTTTGCTAGATTTTCCTGTCTGGTCAGTGCGCTTCCGGTTACTCCGCCCAGCTCTTTGTATGTCTTTTTGGATGCCTCCATCTTATCTTTGGCTTCTTTCACCTGTTTCGATGTAGCCGTCTGATCTTTGATTAAGGCCTCATACCCTTTTTTCGCTTTCTCCCATTCGACTTTAGCATTTGCCAAATCCTCTTGATATGTAGTTTCTTGTGTTTCCTGTCTGTTCTCAACTTCCAATTGGGTATTGATTTCTGACAAGACATCTTTTCTTGCGTTTGCCAATTCATTCTTCAGGTCTTCGATACGCTGTGCCTGAACCTTCATTTCGGAACGGTTGTTCTCTTTCCTTGCCAGATTATAAGCCCATTCTGCACTTTTTATTTGTTGTTCCAAAGATTCGACTATAGCCTGTTTTGACTGTGTTCTGGATTTTGAAACCTCTTCATTATATGCCTTCCAAAACCCAGTCAAGTCATGTATATGACCTTTCTCATCGACATACTTCTTAAAAAGTACAGGATATAGTTTCTCAATGTCTTTTAAGGCTTTAAGTTTAGTGGTCTCGGCTTCCACCTCGCTATTAATGGTGCTAACAAGACCTTCCAAAGTACGTTTCCGATCTTCTTCGTCCGTGTCGAGTTTTTCTATTTTCTTGTTGTACGAGTCCAAAGCACGTTCAGCAGATGTTGTGCTGTCGGATAATGCCCACATGGCAGCTCCAAGCCCTACAACTGCCGTTGCCAATAACACATACGGATTAGTAAGCATGACAGCGTTCAACGCTTTTTGTGCTGTTGTCTGCAAGACCAGCCATCCGTAGTGGGCACGTTCCGCTACAGTCAGGGCCGCTATGCCGGAGGTTTGAAGCGACTGAATGGCTGTTACGACCATGACTGCAACCCTGTATGAACCGTATGTAGCAACAAGTCCGGTCAATAACCGACCTACCTTCTCATAGTTCTCCACCAGATAAGACATGCCGGACAAGGTCTTGTTGATGACACCCTCGTTTTGTTTTCCGATTTTATTGAACATGGTGTCAATTGCATCTTCGATATTGCTTATTTGTCCGGTAATGGTTTTGGATTGTGCTTCCATCAGACCGCCGAATTTGCAGCCTTCATTGGTCATGGATTCAATGGCCTTCTGCACTTCGGGGAATCCTACTTTTCCTGCTGTCACAAGTTCGCTTACCTTGTCTTTGGTTACTCCGAATTGTTTGGCAAGTTCATCGGCCAATGGAATTCCACGTCCCATAAACTGACGTAGGTCCTGTGTGAAGAGCCTTCCTTGTGTCATGGTGGTACCATACAGCCAGACCAGATCGTTCAAAGGGATGGATAGTCCTGCCGCGATATCCCCAAGCCGGACAAGCGTATCATTCACATCTTTAGCCTCCGTACCATAGGCTAACAGTTGTTTCGCACCATTGGCTACATCCTGAAGGTTAAATGGAGTGATGGCGGCGGTACGTACCAGTTGGGACATTAGTGTGTCCGCCTGTCCCTTGTTTCCAAGCATTGTCTGGAATGCCACTTCAAGCTGCTGGAACTCGCCACGTACACGAGCTATGTCACTGATGAGCTGCTGCGCTCCAAGACTGATTCCGAAAGTGGCTGCGGCCGTGGTCAGTCTTCCGAATATCTTCTCAATACTCAGCCCGCTTTCTTCAATTTGTCTTGATGTGTTGCGTACTCCGTTGCGTGCTTCCTCTAGCTTGCGTAAAAAGTTGGAGTTATCCCCAGTTATATCAAAATGCAATCCAGCCATAGTCTTTTCGATTTGATGGGTATCATGTGCATTGACATGACATTTGTTCTATTTTTCTTGTTATAAAATTATAGACCCCGTAATTTTTTTGACCGATTATGAAAATATTGTTCTGTTTTTCCGATTCATTCCTCAAGCAGGGCTTTGATACGTTCCCTGTTCTTTGGATTCCCGGCATCGATTATTTCTTCTGAGCCAGATATTCCGAGTTGTTTCATTTCGTCAGAGGACAGATATACAGTCGTGATGGCATCAGCCATTAACATCCTTAGATTGATATAGCTGATGCCCCATACCACATAATCAAAAGTCCATCCGTATCTTTGGCAGGCAAAGTCTATCATTGTTCCGTAGGTGCTGTTGCCTCCGAATGAGATACTGCTATTGTCCTTTTTTACTTTGGCTATCCGTTTTCTTTCCGTATTTTCTTTGTCTATTCCGAAATGCCGCAGGAAGGTATCCATATTATCACTTGTAAGAATGAGAACCAGTATGGTAGCAAGTTCCTCCTCAGAGAGTGTTCGGGAAAACAATTTTGTACGCTTATCCACCTTGCTATTGTCGAACAAATCGTTCTTCCGGTTGAACGTGGAGTAGGAGAGTATGCGGCAGACAATATCACGTTTCGTTTTGCAGATCCTTATGGCTTCCATATAAGGATTGGTGGAAACAACCTGTTTGCTTATTTCGAGGGAATCAAATAATCTGGCCAAAAGATACATTTTGCCGAGTGTGACGGGATGGATAAAGAAAGACCGCTTGCCAACGGTAAAGCCGGCAGGTCTTTCCATGATGGCGTCGGCCACATCCATCTCAATATTTCGCTCTTTGTCATTCATAAATCATAAATTTGATGCAGGTTTATCCTCCAACCTGTAAAGGACGTCTTTCCGTTTGCCTGTTCTCTGAATGGAAAATTATCATCCGGCAGAAGTGTACACCGCGTTTACTTCAACTGTTTCCCCATCTTTAACAGTAGCGGATGTCTGTGTAGGCAGTGTTTTTCCTTCGATATCTTTATATATGATTGTCACAAGACCGGCTTTTGTGGTAATTGAAGTACCGCTATGATGCCAGTCCGTTTCTGTAGATAATTTCCACATGCCGGCTCCGCCATCATCTGTGATGATCACTCGAAGGCTGCCGGCACCATTAAAATTTACGACTTCGAATTTTACCTGATTGCCGGTCTTAGGTTTCAATACGTCAGCGGTATATTTCCACTTGGTGCCATTATCTGTGTCGTATGTATCCTCCAAGGACAACACGCTTCTGTCGATTATGATACCTTCAACAGTTTTGTCTTCAGGCTGGAGCTTGACAGCGTATTCACCTGTAATCACACCATCTGTATCTTCCACCGGTTTTCTACGGCCTTTGCCAGCCCGGATTTCAAACTCAAACGTATAGGTGTTTGCCGCATACTTGACAGCCTCGTTTTCTCCACCTTCAATCTTGGCCTCTTTCTTCGCACCTTTTGTAGGTGTCAATTTTGTAGAGTTCTCGACAGGTGTCGGTATATCAATCCAAGATGAAGGAGCTTCTCCGCTGCTTTGCAGCTTTCCAATTTTGATAGTACATTTTCCCCAAGATAATTCCATGATCTTATTCGTTATTGAATGAATATAATAGTTTATTGTTAATGAAGTGCTCGTTCTTTCCGTTCACTTCAAGCACCCTTTGTTTATTCAGCGTGAAGCGGTAGCTTTCTCCATGCCCTGTTTCCAATACTTGGATAGCGACTTTGCAAAGTTCTCTACAGCGTGCATCATTCATTTCCGCCTCGCCATTACGGATATTGTCCTTTACATAAATGTTCACATTCACGAAAGCTTCCTGTATCTGTCCGCTTCCATTTTCAAGGATTGATATGACTATATCCTCCCTGTCAGAGTTGGATGGTCTTTTTGATGCCTTGCAAAGTTTTCCGTTCACGACTTTTTCCAAAAGGGAACCTTTGATGTGTTTGTAAATATCATCTTTGATTTCAATATCAGACTTCATCATGATGCAAGTTGCTTTTTCAGTTTACTCATCATTCCCGGTAGTTCCTTTCTTGCAAACAGTTCGGCGGATGCAAGTACATTCTTATTTTCCATTGCTTCCACAAATTCAGCATAGTTCATTCCGGCTACTACAACAAGTGCGTAGCCATTCGCGAATTTTTTAGACAATTCCTCAATAAGTGCTTTGCCTTTCCTGACTCCCTCATTACCTTGTCGTACTTGTGTGAAATCTGAGTATTCAAGTATTTTTCCGTTGTGGATGATGGCATAGCCAATCGAACTGCGCAAGTTTCCTGACCGGTCATACCAGCTTATCTCCTGCGGTCTGTTCCTTGCTTCGATCACACACAATTCTCCAAGGTAGGAGAGGGCGCGGACAGTTAACACTTCAACACGTTCTTTTTCCTTATTGATAAGGGTGTCTATCCGACTTGCAGGTGTCGTCATTTTTATACCCATAGTTTCGCATATAGTTGATAACGATGAAACCCTTTGACCTCACATTCTCTAACGATATCTCCTGACAGGAATAACTTCACACGATCTCCAACAGTAAATTCCCGGCATTCAGCATCAAGACGTATCGTGGCTGAATAGGTACGGACTGCTCCGTCCTCAAATTGCTTTTGTTCAGCTTTTCCGGCCGGAACATTCCGGCATGGGATATCACCTTCCCATCGGCTTTCACCCTGGTGGTAATCGCCGTTCTTGTCTTCGTAACCGGGAGCGGTAATAAGATATTGCAGCTTATGTGGTCTATCATCAAGTATCATGATTATTTTCCTATATAGACTATCGGTTCACCAATGTTTTTTTCTGTTTCGCCTATTGAATTATAGATGCCGTTGGCTAACGTCAGTATATTATCCTTGTCAGATAGACTTAAGGAAACATCTCCTTCTGTAAAGTTGGGCATCTGAATCAGGCTCATGAGACAGTCGGCCACAGCACCTTTGAACGGTTTGCTTTTAAGAATGTCGATGGTGCATATTTCATTTCCGTCCAGACTTCTTTCAAGCAAACGGTTTTCAAAGAAGCCACTACTTAATTTGTAGTGGACTTCATCTTTCAATGCTTGCAGGACCGTTTTCATACATTATTCAGATTTGTGTGATTCTACTGTGGCTTTTAAAGTGGCTTCATCTTCATCGTTCAGTTCGTTGACACGGGCGATGATCTTTTCATCGGCAGATTTCGCAGTCAGCTTGCCACCAGTTATCTTGTTAAGCTCCTGAACGAACTCCGTTTTTTTGTAGGTATCTCCCCAGATGGTGACTTTCACATCTGTTGAATCTTGGGCCTCCTTTTCTGCGTCAACAGTTTGTGCATCGGTGATATCCTGATAATAAATCTGGTCTACTCCTTCAATCACGGTAAGCGCAAGCATCTGTCCAGCGGTAGTTTCCACCAAAGGGTTAGCGGTTCTGAAACGGCTGATAAGTTTCATCTCATCAACTGTGGTATAAACCACTCCTTCCACCGGGCTTGTCTTTTCTGCTAATGTCCCCCAGACCAAACTGCCGACATTTTCGGTAGTCAGATAAACCAAGCGGTTTGCGTTCCACGGTTTGTAAGCCTTGCGTACACCGTTTTTCTCATAAATGATCGAACGGTCAATCTTCAGGAATCTGACACCGTTATATTGGTCGGCGAAAGCCTCGTCAAACAATGATGAGGTAGGAGTGGGCAGCGAGGTATCACTGTCGAAAATCTGCCCTCTGTATGTGGCGGCGAGTTCTTTGGCTCCTTGTGTCTGGCGCAGTTTTTTGTAGGTTGACAGGGCGATACAGATGACTGATATGGAATTGCCGTCTCCGTCAGCTGCGGCGAGCACACGTTCTATGTCATCCAAGGTTATCTCGCCGGGAGTGGTCACACCAAATCCGTTTTTCGGCAGGTAACCGAAATTGACACGCAGTGCTGTTCCGACATTGGTCAGATCCTCAACCGCTACAACCCCCTCGCATAAGGCTGTCAGAAAATTCGCCTCATTGGATTCGTCCAGCCCGATGGAGCAGAACAAAGGGTCTTCCGTCAGTTTGGATGCTATTTGTGTCCATTTTGCACCCTGGGCCTTCATGATGTTGATGGTATTGATGTCGGATTCTTCCATTACACGGGAGATACCCTGTTTGGGCAGTGTGCCGCTGGCATGGGCCAGTGAATCACGCTTCTTGATGGGAAGCGGAGAGTTCATGGAAACGGTGTCCGCTCTTACGTATGTGGTATCGACAGATGCGCTGGTCCATTTCTGGTCAGCGGAATATGTAGATACTAATTGAAAAGTGCGCCAATATTCCAGTTGAAAATTGCGCCACCATAGGATAAGTATAATGACCTTTGT